CTTGTGCCACGCCCAACAGCTGGGTTTGCAGTAGTATTAGTAGATTGTACTTGTAAGTTTGTTCCGCTAACATCACCATTGATAACTTCGCCTGCTGTCAAACGAACAGGTGTGTTAGTACCAGAAATCGAGTTATTATTCACATACTCAACAAAGATTGTTGCGGGGTCACCACCAGTAGCTTCTATAATGTCAACAATGCGAACTTTAATAGTAGATGTTTGTCCAGTAAAAGTTTCGCCTATTAAAGTAGAGAAGGTCGTAGGTAATGCATATGTAGTAGTGTCTAGTTTACCAAATTCAAATCTTGTATTTAATTGAATACCACCCGAATGGACAGGCGCACCTTCTTTAAATATAAAACGAGCGTGTTGTTCGGCTTCTCTTTGAATAATCGTTTGTAGTTGGGTCAACTCTCTCGCTTGGAGTGCTGAACCAGAATTAAAAAGTATTCTGTGATAATTGTCGCTATCTGCGAAATCATCTCTGTATGTCTGGCTAAAGGTTGTGCTTGTAACGTTGCTTACCATTATTTTCTCTTCTTACAATTGAATTACTATTTTAATATCTTCTGTTTGATCCGCGGCTCTAGTAATAGCAGCTCTATTTTCAACATACAATACTTCACCTGTATTTATGTTAATGTTTGGAGTTGCCCATGTACTTGAACTATCTAGTGTTCCAGCACCATTACCATCAATCTCAGTCAAAGGTTCAGCACTTGTAAATGTAACGAAGCCTGTGTCTTCTGTCTGATGGTATCGTAATATCTTAGTTGATGTGTCATATGTATCAATATACGCTTTAGCACCAGAAGAACCACCTAAGATAGTATTATCGGGGGTAAATGCTGTCGTCTGCGATGCTACTAATAAACTTTTAAGAGCAAATCCAGATGCCGATGTAAAATCAGAATCAGTTGTAGGAACTAATGGATTTTTAATTAAAGCTACCTGACGGAAATCATTATCAGTTATAAAGGTATTTGTTTCATTGCCAGATGGTTTTGTATTAAACATAACAGCTTTTGCTCTAAGGTCGTCTAAAGCGTTTGCACCAAAACCATTTTTGGGAGAAAGCACAGCACGCGCTTTAGCAGAACCTGAACTAAATTCTACAGTAGCTTTAGTGAAATCGTGTCCATGTCTAATGCCACCACTACCATCTGAATCTAATAAAACATCTACAACTGTACCACCAGATATGACTGCTGTGGCTGTGCAACTATCACCATCACCAACTACTGTGACTATAGGAGCAGTTGAATAACCAGTACCACCAGATATAACACGAATACTACCAATCTCACCTGCTGTTGCCGATGTTTGTATACCCTTTTGCTCTATTAAAGCTGCCGCTGATGAACTGTCTGTTGTTCCAATTAATTTTACAGGAACAAAGTTTGCAGAAAGAAACTTGTTTGCATCTGTAGCAGAAAGAGTGTAAAGAAATTTCCAAGTGTAACCATCAGCTAATAAGAATGATGACTGTGAAGATCCAGTCGGTTCTACAGTAGATGCTACAGCCGCACCAGTCGAGTCTTTACCTTGTTTTAGGCAAATATAAACTGCATTATCGTCTGTGATAACAAAATATGGTGTAGTAGGGTGTGAAGCTGTGTTATCGTCCCAACCATCATAAAGTGTACCAGAAGTCCAGTTATTTCTAGGAACAACATACGAAACGTCTTCACCAGATTTAATTGATTGAAGTTGTAATCTTAGATTTCGTTCTTCTCTTAAAGTATTGACAGGTGTTGGAGCTGTGTCTGAACTATCCCAATCAATAGAGTTACCTATACCGATATAATAAGATGATGTTGATGTTCCAACTTCTGTGATAAGACTATCGAGAAGAACCCTTTTTAGACTGTCAGTAATAATGCCTGTCATTTGTTTTTCCTATTAAGATACTGTAACGCTTGATTGGTTACCAACGAGATACCAATTAGTACCGTCCCAGATAACTGTTGCGCCGTCATATTGAGCCAGAGCAAATGTAGAACCTTGTGCAAAACTTGCAGGTGTTACAGTAGCTACTCCAGCTCCTTTGTTTGTAAAAGTTTTAGATTCACCGACTGTTGTACCATCGGCTAAAGATACTGCTAATGCAGAACCTTTATTACATATTATATAGCCTACTGTTGCAGAAGCCGCACCATTTGCGGTCATTGTTGCAGATGTAATCGCGTGCTTATTAAGTACAGCAGAGCCAGTACCCTTACCACCAACTGTCATATTAATGTTAGTATCACCACCACTTGCAATAATTGTAGGGCTATTACCTGTTGCGGCGTTGGATAATGTTACTTCATTAACTGCTGAACTTGTTGCAGTCACTTTAATTAGCTCATTACCATTAGTGTCATTTAAAGACGTTCCATACTTACCTGTGTTTATTACAGGAGATGTCAAAGTCTTGTTAGTAAGTGTCTGTGCAAACCCCGCAAAGGCAAATGTATCATTTGAAGCCAACAAAGGTAAAGTAACAGTTCTATCGGCACTTAGTTCGCTTACAGCAAACACATACTGGTGATTAGCAGACGTGTCATTAATTTGTGGTGTTGTTATGACAGGAGATGTCAAAGTCTTATTTGTTAGCGTTGAAGTTGCCGTATCTAATGTTATAGTGCCATTAGCATTGGGTATTGTTATTGTCCTATCAGAAGTAGGATCTGTTACAAGTAATGTTGTTTCAAAACTATCGACAGATGCACCTTCAAAGACAATAGAGTTTGAAGTCAAAGTAATACCAGACGAAAGAACATCACTGTCCCCACCTAATTTTTGAAAAATTTCTATAAAATTGGAATTAATTTTACTACCAGCAGAACGTAAAGTTTCACCTGTGCCGTCATTAGCAGCCGCTCCAATAGATATGTTTTGCCTAGTCATTAAATTTCAATCCTTTAAACTTTAATTAATGTTATTTATAACAGTTATGTGAGTTCATTTGCAAAGTCTCAATATTTTATCTACGTTAATATACCGCCTGCCGAATCTGCAAATACAGAACCATGTTTGCCGTCAAAGTGTGATTGATCCATAGTCTCGAATGTGTTAGAGAACTTAACTGCTTTAATTGTTCCATCACTATCTTCATCGAACCTAGGCGAGTTGGCATCAATAGCATCCTCAATATCGTTATACATAGCATCAAACTGTGCAACAGTGAGTTCGCTATAAACTCTAACAGTTGCATTAAGATCAACACGTTCTTTATTAAGATCGGAATCGCTTGTATCATCAAAGACACCAGTGACAGAAGTGAAAGCGGTCATATTTAATGGATTGCCTGTAAGTTGTAATGTAACTTTACCAGGATCACTGTCTAATATAGCCAAAGGCTGAGTTTCTAAGTCTAAGTTTCCTAGACTTTCGAGAATAACTTCACCACCAAGAAAAAATCCTGATGGGTGAACAAACGATTTATATAAGTCTCTCCACTTTGCAATTGGTATTGATGAACGAACTAATACGGATAACACTTGATATAGCGCACCATTCTGAATATACCTCAATGATTCAGAACCAATTTTAGATTCACCTACAATAAACAGATTGGATTTAGGATAAACAATCTCTGGTTGTTCCCCATAGAATGTCCTAAAGAAAGTTTCAGATGAAGATAAAGAACCTTTAATTCTATAGTTATCAGCAAGCATACCAGCTACTAGCCGTGGGTCTTTAAAATAATCAGCGGTTACAAGACCCTGACCAATTTCACCGAATATTTGATTTAGATAGGTAAGTTCTGTTGCCCTTACATCTCTTAACTTATACAAATTCTGTATATCATTATCAAATCCATGATTTGCATCAGAATCCATATATTCGTAATAGTTTTCAAGAAAACTCACTAGTTTAGGATACTCGGCTACGTAGTGTTCAGGAAGAACTTCTCTAACCTTGCTAGTAGATAGATTTATACCTCTGCGATCTTCATCAAGTAATGTCTGTTGAACCATTATAGAGCTACTTGTGTTTTGCCGTAATCTACTGTACCAGCAGTAAACGATCTAGTTGTATCAATATTCAGTACATAATTTCTAAGAGGTATAACTGTTCCTTGATTTGCAGGAGTTGCTGATATTCTAATGTAATCAACTCCACCAGAAATTGATACTGGTGCAAACCCTGTTAATGCAATAACACCATTTGTAGCATTGTAAGTACCTACATTACTAATTTGAATACCACCATCTGCATCAACAACTTGAAGTTGTGTAGAGCTTAATAGATTGCGTATAGTACATAGCTTACTATTAAATGTAAATGTGTTAGAACTAACAACATAGTGAACATCGTCTGGTATAGCGAGTTGGACAGGAAAAGTAATATTATATGCTTTTGATACTGCTAATGTAGGCACAAACCTTCGTTGTAGCTTTACGTCTATTTTTGAGTTTAAGATAGAGTCGCCTATGTTATCAATTTCTGTAAGTAAATTAGATCTTCTGAACGCTTTACCAAATGCGTTTAGATTATTTGCGAAATAGTTTGATACAATCCTAGAAACATTAGTTTCAGCACTTTTTAATGTTACATTGGTTTTATTAGGATTAAAGTTAAACAGTGTCGAAGTCTCAAGATATGTTATAACAGGATCGACAAATTTTGTATCTATTGTCATAATAGCTAAAGGCTTAATAAGATTATTTATGATTTCATCTTGAGTAGTAGCCTTTGATGCTGTTGATGTCGTATCAGGAAACTTTAGAGATACAAACACTTTACCATATTCTGGTGTAGGCAAGTTATCTTCTCCACCCCAAGCAATACAATCAGATACAGCTGGGTATTTTGAAAGAATTAAAGCCTTATAATCGTCAGCAGTAACAAGTCTGTTTTGGGCTGAAAATGCAATAGGTGCATTTGATCTAATAGACTCTATTGTTTCTTTGTTTGCACCACCACTTGCGACTGTAGATGTTGTTGATACAATATCATAAGCAATATCATCAACTGTTATTTTATCAGTTGGAACATATGTAGCACCACCATTTGATAATGGACCTTTAGAGGATAAGTAAGAAACAACAATCTTATTGCCAGCTACAGGAGCTAGTCCGGTTGTAATGCCGTCACTAAACGATAATTCATAAAATCCATTAGGAGATTCTCTTAATTGAAAAAGCCTTGAGCTTGTGTCAATTGTAATTGCTTTGTGTAATTCAGAGTACACAATAAAATCAGAAGATGCTGAAGAATTAAATACATTTACTGCAACAGTCTTTGTATCAATAGACGTTTCAGGAATAACATAAATTTGACGGTCTGCTGACGAACCAACATAGAATGTTTTCGTTTTCAGAATACCTTCGACTAAAGGTATTGATGTTGTACCAAGAGAACTTAAAAAAGAATAATTGCCTGTACCATCATCGGTAGCAGTGTGAGCCTCAAGCGTATAAAATGTGTATGAAATGTCGTCAACATTTGTAGTAAAAGTAGAATACTTTGGCAGTGTTATAATAGATGGTCTATCTACAGCAGTAATAGTAGTTGATAGAGCTACGTGTGCGGTTGCAGAAGTGATTGATTTTGGATTATACCCAAGTGTTTCAGCATGTGACACAACAGATGATCGTAACTGTGCTGTATTTAAAAATGATTCATTGAGGGCAAAGTTTGCAACTATGCCATTGAAATGAGTGTTATGTGCTAATACATCAAGTATATTTGATAATCCAGATGCTTCAAAGTTATAATCAGCGAACTCAGATTGTTGTGACAAGTGTGTTTTAAGACTTGTTTTGATTGTTGCAAAGTCGAGTTGTGTTGACTTAATATTAGTAGCCATATTATCTTAGCCTCGTTATGTTTGTTTCAAGTGTTACAATCTCATCAGAACTTACTACTTGAAAAGTTAAACTGATACTGATACTATTAGCATCAGGTTGTAGATTAGTAACGATGTTTTTTACTTTTGCTCTTGGTTCATATCTACTTAAAGCTGATTTAATAACAGTATCAATTTCGTACATACTGTCGTTATCTGCTAATTGAAAAAGAAGGTTATTTAAATCCCCACCAAAACTGGGCTGAAAAGGCTTCTCATATTTATTAGTCAATAATAAATTCTTAACAGCTTGCTTAACAGCCGCCGCGTCTGTCTTCTTGAATATTTCACCAGAAGGTTTCTTTGCAAACGTCAAATCTATATCACTGAACAATTTCTTACGAGTTGTTACAATAGATCTAGCGTTTAAATTGCCGTCTTCTACTGAAAATGCTCTTGATACCATTTTTATTCGCTTTTTATTAACTTTAGGGTTGACAATTTAGTAAATTGTGTATATAATAAAGAAGTAATATATGAAGCCCAGTATATACTCAACTTTTTTAGAATCACTATTAATTAAGTTTATTTATAACACTTATTACTAATCTTATAATTCATGTAAAATTAAATCACTAGAAGATAGAATATTACCATTATATCTCGTTTCTACTTCACTTTTAAAATTACCATCAGTCACATCATAACTTTCGTTTAGCATAGGGCTTATGATTATCAATTGACAACTTAGTGGCACTTTAGGGTCATAGCTATCATAGTCTAATATTATTTTTTGCGTGTTAGCCAAATCTTTTAAAAGATCAGCAAACCAATACGTTTTTTCAATATCTACAATACCAGACTCATTTTGTATCTCCCATACAGCGGCACGTCCTTCTGACTTGTATTTGTTAATACTATCAGACCACCCTTTTGATTTAGTATCGTTTGGTCTAACATTATAAAGACCTTCCACTACAACTATTCTATAATTGTGCATCTCATTCTTAAATTGAGGATCATTATACTTTTGTAATATATCAGCGTTCACCTGAAAGTTTCTTGCTATCTGCGCTCTATCTTTTGTAGGCACTTGAGATATTACTCCAGTCGCACCTTTAGCACCAGTGTATGTAGCCAAGGTTACTGATCCTGATAACTTAGTTTTATTATTAATAACAGCATCGTTTTTTATAACTATATCTGGTTGGTAATTAACACTTGGATTAGTGTCTGGTACAACAAAGGCAATATTATTACCTCTTGACGCACTTCCAGCAGAATTTCTACTCGTTCTTGGTGAAGACTTTTTGCTTTTTATCTCGACTAAATTTGGCGGATTGGTTTTTGCATACGACGGAGATAAAACTCCAGACGCTATTGCTTGACCAATAAATGCTGTATTAGTTTTATTACTAGGCGTTCTTAGTGCCGCACGTACTTCTTGTATATTCAATTCTTTTGTAGAGAAGCCACCTGTAGCTTTTGTTTTATCTAACGCTCTTAATAGATGATCGTCAATATCCACTTTAACATCTACAGCACCTATTGTCGTGTTGAATAATAAATCATTTACGTTTTCAGTGTTTGGTTCAGCCGTTGTAGGTGTTGCTACATCTGTGATAGCAGTACCACCTGATGTTACACTTTCACCATACGATTGAGATCTTGCAATTTGAGCTATGCCTTTTAATGAACCATGAAATGTAGGTGCAGTAACTCCCTCTACAAAAGTAGCTCCTTTACCATACATTGTAACATCTCTACCACCAATTGTTCCTGTTGCACCAAATACTGATAGATTAGTTGCCGCAATGTTCATATTAGCAGACGATTGGTGTAATTTAGCCCTAGCACTTATTTGAGTAACCGAACCTGATGAAAGATACATATTGTCTTGAGAAACAACTCTTGCAACACCTTTTATAGCTTGTGTCATATCACCTAATATAGTGTTAGTCATTGATTTAATAACAGTTTTAGATGAGTGACCTTTTGTTATATGACCAGTGTTCTTTTCTACAGTAGTTCTGGAAGAACCTTCTATTTCCTCAATCTTATCTTCACCGACAGATAATTTATATTCACCATTAACTTTGACATTATAGTCACCGGCTATCTCCATATCTACGTTACCACCATATACTATTTTAGCGTCACCTAAAATAGTGATATGTTGTTCTTTTGAAACTGATATGACTTGAGAACCCGAAGCGATTATCATTCTTCCGTCTTGGCGTATTTCAACACCATTACCTGAATTGTGCTTTAGTATTATTCTTTCGTTACCAGGTGTGTCATCCATTTCAAAACTATGACCAGTTGCAGTCGTAGTTGCCCTATTCATTGTTCTTTGAGATGGTACTGGATCAGAACTTATTAACTTATCAAATCCACCGACAAGACTGAGACTTGTATAATCCGCACCAATAGAAACTCTTGGTGTTGTACTTGTATACCAATTTTCGAATTTAGGATATACACCAGTAGCATCAGAATACAAATCTGTCTCTACACCTTGTTGAACTGTGATAGGTCCTAGTCTTAGTTGTCTTTCGTTAAGATTATCGTTAGATGTTGTCATTGATTCTGTCTCGCTATAATCAACTGAGATCTACTTAAAGGTCTTAGATTATTATTATATTGTAATGCGTTCGATTTATTAAAAGTGTTTAGTATATATGCGTCAACATCAAATCCAGGATCTATATCGTCGTTTTTTGTGCATTGATTATGACCTAATACTTGACCCATTTGAAATACTTTATAAAACACTCTTAAAAAATCTTTTTGCGCTTTCATTTGCGCTACTGTAATTGATTCTGATGATAAGAAAGAATCTGGGTTTTCTGTTCCTGATAGACAGTTATAACCCGCAACGTGAGCTATACCAATACTGTATTGATTGTGTCCAAAATCATTTGCGTGTGCGCCTTCTATATTTAAAGGTCTACCTCGTTGTATTGTTCCATCTCTTTTAATTATATAATGATAACCTAGTCCAGAAAATCCTTCACCCGTATGCCATTTATGAATATCCTCTGCACCAATATGTGGTTGGTCTATAAAATTACCTGTCCAGTGAATCACTGTTTCAGTTATCTCTCTTGTGCAGTTAGCAAATTCTGCTTCTAATTCATCTAAACTTGAAACTATACTAAATGAATAACCTTTCTTATTAGAGGCTGGACTTTTTATTACAGTTGAAGCACCTTGCCATTCACCATTTTGTAATCCAATAGTGAAAACTGGGGCTGTAGAAATACCAAGGTCTGCATAGACAGAGTTTAATTGATCTACTAAAGAACCTGCCGACGTATCAACTTTAGATAGTTCTGTTTCAATATCAATTGCGGTTAAGTTAGAATAACCACTTAATAGATTTGCGGCTGTAAGATAATCTTTCTTATCTAAGAGTGTAGACATTTGTTTTTTTATATCATTAGGAACTATAAGACCTGTATCTTGTGTTAGTTGACCTATTGCATATCCTATAGGATCTATTGTCGCACCTATTATATCTTTGATGGATTGATTAAATCCTTGATCAAGAAACTCATTTAACCCAGAAGTAATAGTATTAGTTGATGTTTCTAAATCTTTAAAAATACCACTTGGTAAACCATCTACAATTTCTTCAAACTGACTTATAACAGAACTTGATGACAATGCCTTAGTAACATTAGGTGCAATACTTTCCATTGCACTTGACAGTTTGTCTAAAGCAAGTCCTGACTGTTGTTGCAAAGCAGATGCGACTGCTTCTGGTGTGGGTATAGATAGAACATTACTATTAATTCCTGTTTTTATATCTTCTACAAGTCCTGTTATAGCTTTTAAATCGTCGCTTGAACCACTGGCAAATTCTTTTATAAGATTTACACCTTGAGGGTTTTCTTCAAGCAATGCAATTCCTTTATTAATAACAACAGTATTTTCTTCAACTAAGTCATCAATCTCTTGCGTTAATGCTTTCCAACCACCTTCAATCTTACCAGCAGCGAGTCCAAGTTTTGTTGATTGTGAAGCAGTAAACTTTTCTTGCGCGGACGTAGCGGCCTTTTCAATCACATCAAAGTTATTTATTTTATCTAAAGATTTAACTGTTTCATTTAAGTTTTTTAAACTTATTCTAGGAATAGTAAACATTATGTAAA